ACTCCTGAATTACATAATTCATCATCCCCCCAAAATGGTACAACTTCTATAGTTTTATTTTGAATTACAATTTGGGGGAGAGTATCTAGGTTTTCTGAAGATTTGAACTCTGCTGAACTTTTAAAATTTTCTGCTGGTACTCCTTGTGAAATAAAATTAAAGGGTTTCATGGAAAAACAGCCTATGTCACTTACGTCTACCGACATATGAATTTGGTAAACTCCAATAGGTGCTCCCCAAATCATAAAGTCCCCATTCTCATTAGTTTTTGCGGTAAATTTATAGTACTTCTCATAAACCTCTAATTTTAAAGGATTAGATATTACTTCTTCTGCACCCATAAAACTTCCTGTAGCGGCGTGACGATTATGTTGTTTTGTGGTAGGTAAAAGATTATAACGATATCCTTCGTCATTTTTATCTGTTACATCAGTATAGGGATATAAAGCGGTTATAACTTCATCTTGTGCATCTTCATCAGTTAAAGGAATAAAAACAGAAATTTTTGCATTCGGTATACCCAATCCACTATTTGCGACCACTCTTCCGACTACTACACCATAGTCAGCACACAATCTCGAATACACTTCTGATTGGGTTAATTTTAAACTTAGAATCTCTAATAAATCAAAGTCTTGTTGTAGATTTACTTTGATGTGAGAATCTTCACCTATTTTTGTTCTTATTCTATAAGATTTTTGCATACCTTAAATTTGGCAAATAAATATTTATTTAATTAAAATTAAAGGTAATTAAAAGCGTAAATATGTAAATCAATCTAACTTATGGTTGGTTGCGCCATTGATTTAACCCTAATAACAATATCCTTACTGGTAAACTTAACTTGGAAAGATTGATTTGGTTGTGCAAATATAGTTCCGTCAATTAGAGCGATTTCTTTGGTGGTTGGGTCTTTATAAGGTTGAGATACAGTATTTTGGGAATATTCACCTCCTACTTTATTATATAATCTTAGTTCTACTAAATTTATTACTCCTGGTTGATTGGTTATATCCTTAACCATCTCTCCAGTGAATATATCTTGTCCCATTTCCCTATTATCTGGATTAAAGAAACTTGATACTTTATCTATTACATTTGTCACTATTTCTGCTTGATTATAACCTGGGTCTATAACTAAATCGATTTGTGTACTTAAATCGATAACTTCTGCTGAAGTAACACTGATATAATCGTTTAACATTCTAAAGTCTGACAAATACTCTGCAATATTTCTCATCATCGTCGTACTAACCTTTGATGTTAGTGCTCCATCTTCCGAATAAGAGAGTAGATTAATCATTATTTTATTTTCTACTTCCATCACCCCGACTTTTGCGGGTGCACCATATATACTAGGCATTGTCTGAATTCTAGATACATAGTCATTAATTGTTACAGCTCTTTGTTGTGCAGAAAAATTAAAAGATATATAATTTCTTAATTCCTCCACTGTAGGTTGATTGGCTCCACCTATTGCTGAACTTACATTATTAACTGTTAAAGATTCTCTAACAGCGGTATTAGTGGTACTAATAGGTCCGTTAATAGCAAAATCTACTGTAGCAACATTATTTATACTATTGGGTCCTACATTTGTAGATTTTCCACCACCCACCCTGTACTGGATGAATAGAGTGGTGTTAGATTTAGGTGTACTCCCTAAAGAAAGGTTATTCATATATTGTTGTAAATCTAACTTATATCCTGTAGAGGTTAAGTCTTCTAACGAATCTTCCGCAGAACTACTTCCACCCCCTAATGTTAAATGGAAAAATCCTTCTGGGGTGTACTCTGTTACAAATCTTTTATTGGTGTTAACCCATTTTCCTACTTTTATTCCTGGAGTGTCTCCTTTTTTACCTGGGTCTGGAATAAAAACTTTATCCTGTGCTAAAGCGTCTACTTCGTACCATTTATTATCTGAATTAATAAAGTCTACATTCTTTGGTAAAGCTTGAATACTAGTTCCATCTTTTTGAATCAATGCAGTAACCCCTAAAACATTCTTTTCTGGTAAAAATACTTTAAGAAATGGTCTAACATCTCCATCTGTTATAACTTTCTTAAACACTTTAGTGACTCCATTTACCACCACTTCTCTTTTAGTGATAGTGTAATTTATAACATTACCATTAGAATCAAAATTTGGGGTTTTAGTTCGGTTTGGGAACCCTCTACTATCAAAAGCTGAAGAGAAGTCTACATCGTCTACCAATTCAAATACTTGACCCGCTCCTTTAAATTGTGAATTTCTTCTAAGTAACCCCTCATATCTCACATCTTCCTTATCTCCCATTACAGGAACTGTAATTGATAAATCAGTGACAGCTACTGAAGGTCTATTTCCTGGAATTTTCAATCCGTAAGTCCTCGCTATATTAAATAAAGAGGAACGTTGTTGTGCATATTGTAATACAGTTTCCTGTATACTTCTATCTATATGATAATTTAAATTATCTCCTATCGCAGCGTTTAAATCTAACAGAACTGAAAATATAGAAGCATCATTTGCATTTTGAATTAAATCAGGATATTGTTCTCTTACGTATCTTAGTAGGTCAGTCCTTAATCCTACAAAATCTCTTTCTGTGTATGAAATCTTATTATTGGCCATATTATAAATTAATAGTTACAAAATCTTTAGTTTCGAAAGCACTACTCGTTGTAGTAAAGTCAATTCTAACTTTAGCGGTATAATCATCTGTCCCCGCACCCGCTACTCTAAATACTCTATCGTCATTATCAGTTACTAATGTACCCTCACCTTCTTCAGCTTCTGCTAATGGAGTTATTATTATACTGTCTATCCTTAAATTTGGTATATATTTTTGTACTTGTTCTCTTATCTCTGCCTCTATAGAGTCAAAGGTAATGGTGTCTAAGGGTTCAAATATATATTCGTATAGCCTAGTCCCATAATCAGGTAAGAAATACCTCATTCCTTTTCTAGTTAAAAGAAGATGTATTAAGTTTGCTCTGATTTCCTCCTCTGGCGTATCAGTTAAATCAAACATGTATCCCAATCTGCTTTCAGAAAAGGGAAAGTTCATACCATATGTTCCAAATTCGGGCATATTATTGTTTTCTTATAAATACTTCAAACATTAATTTGTTTTAGGTTTGGGGTTGTTCTTCTGGTGAGGTGGCCAATATGCACAATGTTTACATCCATTACCACAACAATATCCTCTTTTAAGGTGGTATTGTTCACTCATTACCATTTTACCGTTTTCCCAATAGAAATCCCCTGTCTCATATTTTGGTGTGAGGAATTCTTTGTAATGTAATTCGGTAATCCAATCATCCATTCGTCTCATTTTTAACTTCTTTTACTTCTTCTTTATGTCCACAATGGGGACATATAATTAAACCCTCTTTAGATAAAAAATGGTGGTCTGAGATAGTCCACCATTTGTTACATTTACCACAATTAAAGTGGTATAAAATTTCTTTACTAACTTTATGCTTCATTTAGTTCTTTCTCTTTTTCTATGCTCTTTATATCCACATCTATTTCACAACTTCCACCTGCACATGCTAACTCACCTGACAGATTTGTATTATCATCTAACTCCACTACTTTAGATAAATCAACTTCAGTTAAAGTTTTTAACATCTCCTCATACTGTTCTTCATTGATGTCCTCAAATGGTGCCTGTGTATAGGTTCCACCATTATAGGGTAATACTGATAGTCCATTATAGAATTTCCTATTTTCCCACATCCATTCACCTGCTGGGTCCCATTCATGTTCCCTTAATGAGATGGTTGCCGATACATTATGACTATTAGAACCTTTTCTATGTCCCGCATTTACCCATTCGGTCGCAACCTTCTTAACTCGTTCTAAAAGTTGGAATGGTGATTCTGTTCTCATTATAGACCCTTGTGGTGCTTTTTGTGGAATAGAAATCACTGCAGTATCGTGTGGTCTAAAATACTCATCCTCCACCAATTCAGGGTGATAAGCTTTCAAATAAGTGTAAATCGCTTCATTCTTACCAACTCTAATTCTTCTAATATAGAAATCGTTATGCCATGCATGTATACCAGAAGATGTTCCTAATGTTAAAGAAGTTGTACCTGCTGGTTTTACAGTTGTAGTTCTTGCTGCTTGATTTATTCCTACTAACTTAGATATTCTTGTATTTTCTCTTTTAACTAAACTCGCAGCTTTGGACATATCATATCCTAAAACTCGACCTGAACCTATACCTGTCATTGATACACCTATTAATGCATCTTTTTCTGTTGTTTCTCTCCAAACATCTCTTAAATAATGGAAAGCGGTATATCCTGCTTGGAGTGTTCCAATAAATGCTGCAGTCTTAACTCTTTCATTTAAATCTTCCTGTGATTCAATATTTGAAACATTTACTTCACAAAGATTACAAAACTGATAAGGTCTCAAAGCTATCTCACAACATGGATTGGTTCCCCAATCTTTATCATTATTTAGATAAATTCCTGGTTCTCCTGCTCCTGATAATTCAACTCTTTTCCATATATCCATAAAGAATTCTTTGGTGATTTTATGTCTCATGAGTACTGCGGAGTTATTAGCTCTACCTCTTTGTGGGTTTAACTCCCACCAGTTACCAGCTTTACAACCAATCATTGCATCGTCATCTGCAGAAAATAAACTAATTAACGCTGCTCTTCTAATACCGCCTGCAAGTACCGCATCTGCAATATAACATACAATATCATGTACCTCTATAGTAGTCAATTGGTCTCCGTTTTCTTTTTGATTCAATAACCCTTCTATTTTAACCAAACATTCTTTTAATGGTTGTGGTCCTGGAGCTTTACCTCCTGATGTTACAAGTCTAGCTCCTTTAGCTCTAATATCTGAAAAGTCGAATTCCACTCTACTACCCCCACCATTCATATATGATTTCATTAGGACTTTGACGGAATCTGCCCAACCTTCAATTGAATCACCAATTAAAAATCTTCTTTTTCTTTTTGCGTATGGTTTTTGGATGTTTGGTAATTGATTAACGTGGTGTTTTTGTACCGAATATCCAACACCTGTTCCACCTAACAATAAAAACATTGTTTCACTAAATGAATCTATATGGTCAATTGGAAGATAAGCACAATTGTATATTCTATTTGGACTTATTTCAATTGGTTTACCGCCGAATTGCATTGACCTCATCGATGGTAGTACTTTCTTGTCATATACTAGTTTATATTTCTCATTAATTTCATCCTTCAATTTAGGATATTTCTTGATATGCATATTTTTATTTCGAGTAACTAGTTCTTCCCATGTCTCTCTTCTGTTTATCTCGGGCAAATATTTTGCATACTTCATGTATACTGTAATATCCGATAAAATTTTTGACGCTATTTCCATATTCTACTTTTTAAAATTTATTTATAATTATGTGTTAAATTAACCGTTGTTTGGTTGGCTAATTTGGTTTCTTCGTGCTAATGCTGTTCTCACTCTTTGTGCATTTCTCTCTTCTCGAGTGTGTTCTAAGTCTAGGAGTGTTTGTGATTGTTCTGTACTAATTTCTAAAAATTCATTATCAAATTTACAATTCTCAAAGACTATTCCATCTTTTCCTATTCTAGATTTGGTAATGGCAATCGTTGCTAAACCTAACTCTTTTTGTTGTAAGGATTTTGCGATTGATATTATCACGTGTCCTACTTGGGCTTTTTTGATGGACCCACCCATCATATCTGTTGTAACAACATCTGAACTAATAGAAGTACGATTTCCTTGTGCTGCGGTCCACCCAACTACATTGAGTTCACTACACATTGCTTCAAACTGTCTCATTACAGACCCTTCACCTTTCCATTCATCAGAAAAAGCTCTATCTGGTAATAAACAATCAATATAATCTAATACAACTAAATCAATCTTTACATCTTCTGCCATTAATTTTCTTACCCTGTTTTTAATTTGAGCCATTGTCATAGTATCTGAAGGTAATTTTTCTAAAAGTAATTTACCCCTTCCCTGATACTGTGAAATCTTTTCTAATACTTCGGTTTTTCTTGCTGCTTGCTCTTTAGAAGAAATTCCCGTCCAACAAGTTAAATGTTTTCTTTGTATAATTTTAGGGTTGTCTTCAAAAAATATTTGTAAAACGTTAAAACCTAAATTATATGCGGAATTTGCAACTTTCGTAAGAATAGTACTTTTACCCACACCTGTTGGTGCTAAAAATACACCAATTTCTCCTTTAGCTAACCCACCATCCAATAAATTATCTATGCCGATAATTCCTGTTGGTATTGGTTCTCTAAAATCGTCTTTTAATACTTCTTCTAAACTACTAAAAGCATCTATTGTTGACTCATCTATCTCTCCTACTTGTATTGCCTCTCTAATATACTCCTCACAACGGTCATAAGCCTCAAAATCACCATCATCTAAAATTTTATTAACTTTTGTAATTGCTTTTTGGAGTTCTTGTTGTTTACAGAATTTTAGAGATTTTTCTTGTACCCATAAATGGTCCTCATATGGACAATCTTTAATATCTTTTAACATGTCAAAGATATTTGTTCTTGCCATTTCTGAACTTACTTCAATTCTTGTAATTTGGTCTAATGCATCAAAAGATGGTGGGACATTGTATTTTTCATGATACTCCTTAATCATTTGCATTACCAACTTAAAATATTGATTATCAAAATATCTTGCCTCGATAACTTCTACGATAGAATTGGTGAAATTCTTATCAAGAATTAGTTGATTTAGTAATTTAATTTGAAAGTTATATCCTAGATATCCAAAGTTA